ATGTATGGTCGCTTCGGCGACCACGGCTACATGCACGACTGGACAGTCTGGTGGGTGCGGAGGGGATTTGCCGTCGAGAAAATCTTCGTCGACGAGCTTGTGCCCAACTGCCATGACTGTGTGTCGGTGCCCGGTACGGCCGGGGAGGCCCTGCATGCGCAGCTAACCGCCGCCGAAACAGTGGCGCGGGCACAGCAGGCGCTGCTAAAGCGCTTGCAACGGCAGTCGGCGCAGGTGGTAGTGGGGTTCAGCTATGGTGGCTTCCTGGCAGGCAGTGTGCGTGCCCAATTGGAGCCCGGTGTCACGGTGATCTGCATCAGCGCGACGAGGTTGCGCCACATCCTGCCGCTCCCGGTCTCTGAAGGGGTTTACGCAGTGTTCGGCGCGCGCGATCCGTTCAAGCCGAGTGGGCAGCAACTGCTCGCATCGGGGCTGGTCACCGTGGAAGTGCCGGACGCTGGCCACGAAGTCTACCGAGATCCGGGTGCCTGTGTTGCGAGCATGGCGGCCTCGGTGTCAGCGCTTTGGCTCATGCCTGCAGAAGACCGGGCGCCGTCGCCTTAACGACGGCCCCGGTCTTGTTCGACGGTCCCGCACACCATGCGCACCTCGTTCGAGGTGCTGTAAAACCGCGCCAGCGTTGGCGTTGAGGGAAATCGATGCATTACCCGGAGTGAAATCTGTCATACGTTGGGGGCCAGGCGCCCGCATGGCATCGGGTTGGCACATGGCATGGCGTATGACGTGCTGGATGAGGTTGCCGGTCGGTGGATGCTGAGCCCGCACAAATGATCCGCGTGGTCGGTTGCTTCCGATTGCGCGTTAAGGCTGTTGCTATGCGTGGCGGGCGGAGGGGTTCTTTGGTTGGGTGCCTCGCAAGCGTGCGGATGGATGTAACGTCGCGCGCGATTTGGCCCTGTTTCGCGCGCGATTTGGCACACCGAGCGCCCCGATTTAACGCCTAGCTCAGGAAATTCCCGCGAGGGGTGGCGCGCCGGTTGCCAGCCGCACCGGCACATGCCCAACCTCATGGTTAAAACAGGGAACCGTCGCTCAGCTTCCAGTTGGTAATCACCAGCTCGCCGCTTGTCTGTGGCTTGCCATGCGCCTGGCCAAGGCTGTACTTGATGTCCAATTCGGCCATGTGGTGACCCGCGAATACCCTTCGGATGTCGGGGTGGTCATTGATGGACACCATGACCTTGCCCTTGCAGGTTCGCATCACTTCGGCCATCTCCTGGTAGTTCTCGAACCCGAACGGCACACCGTACCCCTCGGTCTGCCAGTACGGCGGGTCCATGTAGAAGAACGTGTGCGGCCGGTCATAGCGGCGCAGGCACTCCTGCCAGGAGAGATTCTCGACGTTGGTGCTGGCCAGGCGAAGGTGCGCAGCCGATAGGTTCTCCTCGATCCGAAGCAGGTTCACCATCGGCGCGGTGGTGGCGGTGCCATAGGTCTGCCCGTCGACCTTGCCGCCAAAGGCGTGATGCTGCAGGTAGAAGAACCGTGCGGCCCGCTGAATATCGGTCAGCGTCTCAGGATTGGTCATCTGCAGCCACTTGAAGACCTGGCGCGACGATAGCGCCCATTTGAACTGGCGGACGAACTCCTCCAGGTGGTGCTGCACAACGCGGTACAGGTTGACCAGCTCGCCGTTGATGTCGTTTAACACCTCGGCTGCCGCCGGCACCTGGCGCAGGAAGAACAGCGCCGCGCCGCCGCAAAAGACCTCGACGTAGCACTCATGTTGGGGAAACAGCGGCAGCAATTTGTCCGCCAGACGGCGCTTCCCACCGATCCATGGAACGATCGGGGCAGCATTCTGATACATGCGCAAGCCTGTTTAACGTGGTTAAAAAGTGATAGGCTCCCGCCCGCTATGTCGACATGGCAGGGGGCCTTGGTCTCGGCTCACAGCTCGCATCTGTGGTCGGGATGACGGCTTGGTGTTCCCGCACCAGGCCGTCGCCCCTTCTTTATTGCTTCCGCTTGAACGGCGTCAGCGTGAACACCACCGGCACACGCCACTCGGGGCCGAACGGCACGGTATTCCAGGTGGTTCCACCCCAGCAGTTCCACGCTTTCCAGCCGACTTTCAACATGCCCCAGCGGCCGTGGTAGTAGACGTTAAAGCCAACGCTGCTGATGGCAACGAACAGCGTGAGCACATCGGTATCGACGTAACGCACCACGCGCCAGTCGGTAGGCACGAACGGCACGCCAAGCGGCCAGTAATCCCAACCGTAGGCCGGGTTGCGATACAACCAGTAGACCCTTGCGAAGAAGCGCCGCACTGGCGTCCCGCCCCAACTGGCGTCGATATAGCCGTCGCGCCAGCCAGCATCGCAGCTCGCATCGAACGTCTGGAACCACTTGAGCCAGCGTGGGAGGTTGCCCTGCGCATCGCAGAAGGCCGGTGCCCACCAGTTAACCAAGAGCATCGCGAACAGCGTGACCAGCAGCGAGACGATGACGCAGAGCACGTAGCGAATGATCGTCATGTCACGGCTCCTGCCTGATGGTGGCGTTAGCCAGGCAGTGGCCAGCCCCAAAGATCGCATCAATAGCAGGGGCGGCGATCTTCGCCCAACGCCGGCCTTGGATCAGGGCATTCCCCGTGCGGGCTGAGATGGTTTCTCCGCGAGCCCCGCCGAACAGCGCGTTGCCGCACTCGTCGTAGGCCACCGCCATGCTCAGCGCTCGGGTTCCTGAGCCGAAGGCAGCCTGGCATGCCATGGCCAACAACAGCACAGGCGCCGTGAGCATGCACAACAGCCAGATCATCAGTAGCTTCTTGCGGCTCATGACTAGCTCCAGGTGATGGCTTGCACGTCCGCAATCGTGGTCGCACTGCGAATCTTCTGCTTCAGCCCCGTCTTCTTGGCGAACGCAAGCTGCCCTTGCACGAGCATGGCGCCAGCAAGGCCCTGCAACTGAGCAAAGGTCATCTGCACGGCATTGTTGCTGCTGTCCAGCCAAAAGAAGCCAGATGGGACTGCGCCAGGCGCCAGCGTTTTGGTCAGCACAGTCTGGGCGTCCAGATCGGCCTGAAACTCGGCGCCCATGTAGCTCACAGACTGCTGGATCGCCCTCTGGTAAGCGCTCTCCACGAGCGCGATTTGCGCAGCCTGCGCATCCGCGAGCGTTTCAGCCGGTGGCAACGCAGCAGTGTTGCCCGCATCAACCCACGCGAGATATGCCTGGTAGTCGGAATTCGCCGGGTCCATCGGGATGATCGCATTGTCATCGAGACGGACGATGTTCTTTTCTCCGAGTTGATATCCCATGATTTAAAGCCTCGCGGACAGGGTGTAGGTAAATCGGCACCACGTGATTGCTGCAACGGAAGCGGTAGCGTCGAGGTCGATTGTGGTTGTGCTAAGCCCGACGCCGCCGCTGGTCATCTGCTGGTTATTGGTCTGCCCTCCGCTCGGTGGAAAAAACGAGTACGCACCAGAATTCCCGGCCAGGTCCTTGGTCGCCAGCGTCGGCTGCGCTCGCATCGGCACCGAAAGCGTTTTTGTACCCTGGATGCTCGTCGAGTTGCTAGAGACTGCGGTGCTGCCCGTCCCGCTAGCAATAGGCGCACCTCCGCAGTGGAACGTATCGGCTTGGTAGTACCGCATGCACGCAGCCAATTCGACGGGAATGGGCCGAAATTCGATGTTCGAGGCGGCGGCGCCTTCCTCGATGCTCCACTCCGTCCACCAGAAGTCCTTGGTCGTGACCGCGCCGCAGGCGGCTTGCACTTCGATCTCCAGGCCGTACGAGCAGTCCCCAAGCGCCTGCGTGAATGTAAGTTGTTGCGCAACGCCTGATGCGACCGAAGTTGCCGCGCTGGTACCGATCACAGTCGTCGAGGAAAAGTTGTCTGCAGCCGTCGGCTTCCTGATGACCACCGTGTAGTTAATCGCCGAGCCAACGTTGTGCTGTACCTTGATCTGGAACGTCGCGGTCTGATTCTTCATATTCACCGCATCACCCGACTCCATACGGTAGCGCCACGACATCTGCCCGGAACCCGTGAGCGTGCAGCTCTGGAAGCGAACGGCCTTGCCGGTGCGGCCAACGGGCGCGGCAGTATCCTGCACGAGCGTTCCCGCAGTGATCGCACCGCCAGATGCCCAGCCCGCGATCATCTCGACCGGGCCATATTGGGGCGCCGTCGATAGGGACGGGGAAGACGTTTGGATGACTACCTGCGCACCACCGTTGATGAGCTTGTTGCGGGACGACGAAGAGCCCGCAGAGCCGAAGATCGGCTGCACCTGCCCAAGCGGCACTGCGTGCTGGCTCTGCGTCGCATTGCCGACCTGAAGCGCACCGCCCGTGCACTCAATGAGTACGAAGGCACCGAGCGGCGCGTTCCAGACCACTTGGCACTTGCCGTTGGCAACGATCTCGCCGCCCTGAAGGGGGGAATGGCTGGCGCCAACGAAGGGTTGTGCTCCAAGCGAGTTCACTGTTAGCGTGGACGCCCCAGTGTTTGCAACCTTCGCCTTGAACCACAGCACCATGCCATCCGTCAGAGCCGTGAGTCCTGGCGAATAGTTCACCACGTAGGCATTTGCAGCTCCGCCGTCCGACGCGTAAATCATCGCACCGCTTTGCACTTGGCCCACCGTGGCGCCATGCTGCGACTGCGTACCGTTGCCAATCTGCAGACCGCCGCCGTTGCAGCTTTGCAGAATGAACCCACCGATCGATGCATTCCACAGAACGGTGCAATAGCCGTTCTGGCGAATCTCGCCACCCTGGAGTGCGGTGCTATTGAGCCCGTAAATTGGCTGTGCACCGAGTGAGTTAAGCGTCAGTGTCGACGGACCGGTGTTGTTGGACTTCGCCTTGAAGCGGATAACCATTCCGTCCGTGAGGACAGTAATACCGGGGGACAACGTCACAACACAAGAATTCGCGGCTCCAGTGTCCGCCGCGTAGCTCGATGCCATGCCTTGCACGAGCATCAAGACCGCTGTGGCCAGCATATTGCGGGAGCTGCCGTCGATGACGATACCGAGCACTTCGGGCAGTGCGCAGATTTCTTCTTGGACCTGATTGCACCAGTCCGCCGAGAAGTACGTCGGCCGTACGCCGGCGGCAGGGTTGCCAGCGCCGAAGCCGTACTTGCCAGGACCGAACATGTCGGCGACGGCGTTGCTTGTGGCGATGCGTTGCATGAGCGCCTCTAAACGTAGGAAAAAATGGGAATCGTGTGCGACGGCTTGAGCCGGTTGATCAGGCACTCGATCGCGGAATTGCCCCAGGTGGCCAGCGGGTCGCCGCACGTATCACCGCACGTAGTCACCTGGACAGCGTTGTTCTGAGATACCACCTCAAAGGTGTATTGCCAGCCGGTCTCGTCCTGGTAGAGGCCAACACCGCAGTCGTCCACGCAAGTTGCTGCGTGGAATTCGTTGATCGTGATGGCGTACCCTTGAGCAGCAAGTCGCTGCACGTAGTACAGACTGGAAAGACCACCGCGCTCGACGATCTTCCCGATCAGCGCGTTAAACCGCTGCTGCCACGAACTAGTGGCGCCGCAGCAAGCATCCGGCAGCCCATACACACGCTCCCAGTCCGGCAGTAGCTGCTGCACGTCATATGGCGTGATGGCAAGGGCGACCTGCAGCGCGCTTGCGTAGGCACGATCGAGCGCATTGCCTTCTGCTACGACGGTGGCTGCCATCTTGGCCAAGCGCGGCGCATAGCTGACAGGCGGCAGCAGCAGTGCAAGGAGATCCGCGTGCTTCATGTCAGGGCATCAGCGTCAGTGTCAGCGAGCCGAAGCGCGCCCACTCGACCGTCAGCGCGTTGACCGTCGTCGGCACATTGGCCGCAGGCGACGTGACCAGGCGATCGGTCACGCCGGACAGGTCAGTCAGGATGCCCTCGATGCGGGACTTGATGCAGGCATCACCAGGCTTGAGCGTGTCGAAGTAGGCACGGATGGCGGTCTCAGCTTGCGCTTGCACGTCAGCCAACAACACGCCCGACAGACTCACCTGGGCCACGATGGCAACGGGCTTGAGGGTCGGGGCAAACACCAAAGCATCCGGGCAGGCGCTGGGGCGCTTTGCGTCCACAGCAGCCTGCGCCTGCGCAATCTGGGCAGGTGTTGGAACACCGGAGCCGCTGACCACGACGACGTCGACTTTGCCCGGGCCGCGACGATGCGAGTACACGTAGCCGTTGGTGATGCCGTCTACGGACTTCACCCACTTGATGTAGTCGCTGTCTTTGCCGCCGGCGTCAGGATCGCGCAACTCCGCGAGCAGTCGCGCCAAAAGCGACGCCGGTGTTTCGTCGTCCGTCCCGCCGCCCATGCTGACAACCGTTGCAACCGAAGCGACGCCCGGCGGAGCAGCGGTGAAGGTCAGCGTCGCGCCGGCGGCCAGGTTGCCGCTGGTGCCGGCCGTGGCAGCGACGATCGCAACCTGTGCGGTTCCATCACCACCGACAACGCCGCCTGCCGAAACACTGAGGCTGATACCGGAAACATCGGCCTTGAGCTGAGAGCCAGCCGGAACAGGAGCACCTGGCGACCCGGTTACCGCCATGGTGCCGCCCGCAACCGTGGCACTCAAGGCCGGCACATTGTGCAGGTTGGCGTGCCGCTCCAGGTTGTCCTGGTCGGCGGAGTCCGGAAAAATCTGGCGCACCGCCCACAGTTGGTGCTGATACAGTCCCTCGATGGCGCTTGCAAAGGCAGTGGCCCGAATCCAGTTGTCGCTGTCTTCGGAGACGTCGAACGTCTCATCGAGATTCTGCGCGTCACGGAGGATGTCGCTACGGATCTGGTCGAGTGTGGGTACGGTAAATGGCATCAGCCCACCTGGACAGGATGTTTGAAGAGTCGGCGACGCCGCGATGCGTCCACGACCTCGATCTGGAGCAGGCAGCGGCCGTCGTGCGGCTGCTCGGCTTCAACGGTGATCGACGACGCGCGGCCATCGTCGAGCAACGGTTTCAGGGCGTCTTCGGCGTACTGCACGGCCAGCTTGCGGATGCGAGGCACATCCTTTTCCCGCTTCAGCTCATGCAGACGCGACCCGAGGTTCGGGTTTCCCCACCAGCTGCCCAGCGGCGTTTCCAGACGCACATAGACAGCGTTGCCGAGGTGGTCGATCACCTCGCCGCTGTAGTCACCGGTGAGTGGGTCCAGAGCCTTGTCCATAGCCGCCAGTTTGGCGGCTGGCCGTGAGCCCGATCAGCGTGAACCCGTTCGGTCAGGCCAGAACATCAGGCAGGCTGCACTGCGGGCCATCATGCTCGGTATGGTGATGGGTGTTGTGCGCCACGCGCATGCTCGCCATGGTCTTGGTGCCGCCCTGGTCCGCAACGTCGGCCGCCGCCGTCACGTTGGCGCCCCCGCTGATGTTGCCGTCGGCGTGCAGCGTGCCAGGAGTCTCGACAGCCGGCGTCTCGAAGCGAACCTTGGTGGCCGCTTTAACCAGCAGCGTGTCGCAGTTGATCTCGGTGACGCGGCTGTCCCGCAGAACGACGTAGTCACCGAACGCGTTGAACACCACGGCTTCGCCGGTCTTCAGCGGCTTGAAACGAAACTGGCCGTTCTCCGTTGCGAGGATCACGCCCTGGGTAGTCTTGCCGCCGATCGGCAGGACCACGAACTGCGTGCCCGCCGGCGGATTCGACGAGAAGCCGAACTGCTGCCACAGCTCGTTGTCCTGGATGCCCTCACCAGCCATGCCGGTGCCCTGGACGAGCTGCAGATCGGGGGCATTGTTTACCCGGGTCAGCGTGCCCCGGAACGCGTGGCGGATGCGGTTCAGCCCGCGATCCAGAATGCGCTGCACGTCGGATACCTGCATCAGTTGTCGACCTCGTAGATCTGCGCCTCGCCGCCGCTGATGCCATTCCGGCCACGGCGATGCCGCTTGTTGTGTGGGTGAGCCTCCACGATCCACATGCCATCCTCTTTGAATGTGAGGCGCGTCTGTGTTGCGCGGGTGCGACCGCCGGTGAACCGTCGAGCCATCAGGAAGAAGACGGCATCGATTCCGTGTGGCTCGGAGAAGACGTGCACACGCTGGCCAGGCGTCCAGAGCTGCCCGTGGCCAGGCATGCCAGGCGCGTTGATCGTGTGGCCGGCGACGGTGGCCTCCAACGTGAAGGCATTCAAGCGGCTGTCCGCCATCAGCTTCTTTGCACGCGCGGACGCCGCCTTCTGACTGTCGGCCTCGTGGTCGATAACGATCTTCGGTCGGTACCACTGCACGGAGGGATCGCGGTAGGTCGCCTTGATGATGGCCTTGGCGCGCGCACTCTCCGTCGTGTGCGACTGCGACATCACCGTGACCTCGGAATAGCAACGGGCGATGCCATCCTTGCGGCGCAAGCGCTCGACGTTGTTTCCCTTGCCAGAGAATCGCTGGACCAGCGTAGCCACGGGCGGCTTGCTGTAGTCCGGGCCACCCACGACCAGGGTGCCGTCCGGCTCGAACCACGGCCAGAGGCCGACCGCCTCTGCCGCGTGCGAAATGACCTCCCACGCCGAATCGCCGGGGTCCACGTTGATCTTCTCGAAGGTCGTATCCTTCGGCGCCTCGATGCGAGTGCGCGTGATCCCGAGCGGTTTAACCACCTTCTCGATGATCTCCGCGAGGGTGGCCTTCCGGTTCACAAAGATCGGCGCGGAGCAGTCGACCAGGATGGCAGCGCCATCCCGGCCGCTGATCGTCGCATCGTGGCTGTCTTTGCTGATTTCATCGTCGATATCGTCGATGCGGCCGGTGAGCACGAGCTGGTCGCGCATGCGCACCTCGGTCAGCGCGCCACGTTGAACGACGGCCGGCAGCTTGCCCTCCTGGATGGCGATCTTGACGTGCCAGGCATCAGCCGGGATCAGCAGATCGCTGTCGATCTCGTAGGACGTCCAGCCGGTATGGCGCTTGCCGCCTACCGTCAGCGAGACCTGTTCGTTAAATGCCGTCATGTCGCGTAGGCGTTGATCGCCTGGCCAGCGCGAATGAAGTTCGGCATGCGGATCTGCGGGTTCAGCCGCGCCAGCTCGTACCACCGCGTGTAATCGCCGTAGAGCACAAAGGCGATCAATGCCAGGTTGCCCGTCACCGGAGCCGTGCGAACCATAAGCGGCGGCCGCAGCATGAGCACCGCGCGCGCGGCCGCCTGCAGATCGAATGCGATTTGCTTCAGCGGCTCCGTCAGGTAGCGCGCGTGTTCCACATCGTAGATGGCCCGGGCATCGTCGATCGACACCTGAATGGCCGTGCGCGCGTCTGCCGCGACCTGGTCGATCTCGTCGGGATTGAGGGTGGGCGTGTCGTCGATCTCGGCGCTAAAGATCGCCGCCGCCATCTCCGCCAGGGCCAATGCCGAGCTGAGACGGATCTGTGCGTCGGCGACGGCCGTGGCATCTGTGAGCGCTGCCTGCGCGGCCAGGCGCATCGTGGTGGGAATCTGGGGTACGGCGCCGGCGGCGGTGACGGCCGTCGACGTGGCGGCGACCGCCGACGCCCAGGCCGTCATGCGGGCTGGCGCGGCGGTGTAGCTCAGCGCCGAAGGTGCGGAGGTCCGAGCGGCCGATGCCGACGATACCGGTACCGTGGCCCCTGAAGCCGTGGTGGTGGTCGACCCACCAAATACTGACGTCAGCCGAGTCAGCGCGTTGGTGCGAAACGGGTCGACGATCGCCTGGAACAGCCCGCGCACGTCGCCCATCCAGGCGGTCGGGTAGTCCAGCACGCTCAGGCCCGAGCTGATGTACCCACTGACGATGTTGCGCACCTGCATCAGCTTGCTGCTGAATGCGTTGGCCAGCGCCAGCGCATCGGCTACGCCCGGCAGAACCGACCTCAGGGTGGGAAGCCGCAGGTTAAAGTTGTTGATCGCCGACAACCAGCTATTGTCGGCCGAGTCGGTTACGGCATCCGTCTTGGCTGCAGTGATCGTGGCGTTAAAGAAAGGCTGACCAACACGGCTTTCCTTGAACTCCAGCACCAGCGTGGCGGCGTCCGGCATCTCGGCGGTGTGCCGGATGCGGGACGAAATCAACTGCACCTGGCGCGTACCGAAGACCGGGTGGACCAGCTCGCCGTCGCCTGGCTCCTGCAGCACCTTGATGAAGTCGCGCAGGCGGAACTCGTAGTCGTCGCCCCAGAAGATCGCCTGGATGCTCAGTGGGCGGGCTTTCTCGCCGAGGTCTTCGGTGTCGGCGCCATCCACATAGGCGTACTCGTGCTCGACGACAGCGCGCTGCAGGACGTCTTCCGTTTCGATGACTTCAAAGGCGACCCCACGGAAGCTGGCCGGGAGAAGGTTGTCTTTCCAGGCCATATCAGGAGCGAGAGAAAAGAGAAAGGCGGCGCATACCGACAGGGTATGCAGCCGCCTTCTCTAAGAGCCCGTTTGGAAATTGCCCGACGGGGACGCACAGCTACCGCATCGGCGCTTGATTTGCCTAAAATGCAAGCAAATTTGGCGCCTGAACGGACCTTTCCCGTCGTTGCGGAACCTGTTCTTGCTGATATCCGCGCATTTCCAAACAGGCTCTAACAGCAGGCCGAACGGGTTCAGTCGCTGGGGTCAGTGCCGGGACGCATCCCGGCTGTTGGTCTGGTTGGTCGCCTCGGCCAGCACGCGGCCATCGAGCATCAGCGTGGATTGCACGACGATGGGGCGGTCGGCCAACTGGCTGAGCATCTGCGTGGTCTGCTGCATCGACTGCTGCTGGGCACGCATACCGTCGAACAGCGTGGTGTCCGGCACGCGCGATGCGGCCGAGCTGATCGGCGTCGGCGCCAACAGCTTCTCGGCTTCGCCCTTGTGGGTGACGTCATACAGCCAGCCGCCCAGCGTGTTCTCCTGGCCCGTGGCCTTGCTGATGCCCCAGTTGATGCCGTCGTTGATGTAGCCGCCGGCCTGGTAGCCCAGAGCGAAAGCGCCCCCGACCCGAAACACCTTGCCCAGCACAGACGCGCCCTTGGTCAGCATGCTCCCGGCGCCTGCCGCATTGGCAGCGGCGCCGGCGCCGGCAGCCGCTTCACCAGCCGCGCCCGCCGCAGCCGCGCCACCGATCGGGATACGGCCGGTGAGCACGCCGATCAGCGCCGCACTACCGGCAGCGGCAGCCAGCGCCTTGAGCGCCAGCGTGCTGCCCTCGATGGCCATGCCGAAGCCCGGATATTTCTGATAGAGCGAGGTGGATGCGTCCGCAAATGCGCCCAGCGCCGGGGTGACCTTGTCGAGCGTCGCCTGCTGGGAGAACAGGCGCTCGTTCTCCATCTGCTGCAGCTTGAAACCCGGCGACTGACGCAACGTCGCCATGTTCTTGTCGATCGGCGCGCTACTCATGTTGTCACGGAACTGATCGGTCATCTTGCGATAAGCCTCCGGGTCCATGATCGCGCCGATGCCGCCCAGCAGCGCCTGCTGGTTATGGAAGATCTTGCCTACGCCGGCGCCGAGCAGGATGTTGTACGCCGCTTCAGAGTTCTCAGCCGCGCCAGTCTTGTCGCCGGCGGCCTTGGCCTTCAGATAGCGTTGCTTGACGGCCTGGAACTGCGGGCTGCTCTCGGCAATCTTGCGCACGATCGACAGCATCGTCTCGTCAGCCGAGATGCCCTTTTCCTGGTTGGACGCCAGTGTGGCGCCTAGGTCGATGTAGTCGCCACCTTGTTTGCGGCCGTGCTTCTCGACAATGTTGCCGGTCTTCCTGTCGATCGAGAACCGCTTGAGGTGGTTGGCGGTGTTGGTGGCGTTCAGCTCGTGCAGAAAGTCGCGCACGTTGTTACCGGCCGCGTCCGTCGATCCAGCAGCATCAATCGCCATCTCATTGAGTGCGAGCAGCTTCGACATACCGCCCTTGCCGGTCAGGCCCGCCTTCTTGGCCATCGCCATCTGCTCGGGTAGCCACTTCGCCATGTCCTTCAGCTCGAAGCCACCTTGTTGGCCCGCGTAGAGCGCGCCGCCCAGGATGTCGGGGATCTCATCGACCTTGATGCCGCCGGTTTTAACCGCCGTGGAGACGATCTTGCCGATCTCGACCGGGTCGGCCTGGCCAGCGGTCGCCGCGACCATGATGCTCGGCATCAGCTTTGCCACGTCCTGAGGGTTCCCGATCGCACCACGAGCAATCAGCGAATCCATGGTCGCTGCGGCACCTTCCCGCGTGCCGCCTCCAACGCGCAGCGCCGCGATCACCGCATTGTTGAGGAACGCCTTGCCCGCCATACGTTCGTTCTCGCCTTTGTCGGAGAACGCCGTGTTGGCCATATGCGTGAGGGTGTAGTCGTAGTCCACCGCCTTGCGGACAGGCTCGGCCAGCACCATCTGCCCAGCCTTGAGCGCGCCGCCGACCTGCAGCCCCTTGCCGAGGCCGTTGCCGATGCCTTTGACTGCGCGCTCAGCAAGGTTGGCCTCGCGCGTGACCTGGCGGATGTACTGCAGGAACCCTTGGGGGATCGGGCGGCTGCCCAGGATGCGGCCGGCCTCCGCCGCATTTTCGACGGCCTTGCTGACACCGTCGAACTTCTTCTCGACTGCTTCCGCTTCCTTGGCCAGCTTGTTGGCGCGCTCGGAGACCTCCGTCAGCGACTTGCTGAGCCGCCCGGTGCCGTTGTCCTTGAGCGCCAACACCAGCGCCAGTTCGAGTTGCTTGCTTGCCATGGCGGTCTCGTTGGTTTAACGCTTCTGCCGCTTCTTGCGCGCCAGCCGCTGGTTGACGTGTTTCTGTTGCTGTACCTGATCGGGAAAATAAAGCCTGGCGCGGGTTTCCACCTCGGCCAGGCTCATGGTGCGCAGTTGGGCTTCTGTAATGCCTGCCCGCTGCCAGAACGCAGCCGAGACGATCAGGTAGTCGCGTTTGCCTTCTGCAGCGCGCGCCGCTTTTTTGCGGCTTCCTCCGCCTTCTCGAACAGGATGTCGACGTCGTCCGGGGACAGCACATTGCGCAACCAGGCATAGGTCAGCGCTTCCCGGGGAATCGTACCCAGGAACACCAGTTGCTCCACCAGCGTGGCGACCCGGGTCCGAGCATCCCGCACGCCCTTGTCGACGTCCAGGTCAGTGGACTCTGCCGCCACCGCCTCGATGGCGGCCAGTTGATCCTCCACCACCACCGCGCGGATCTCAAAGTCGACGTGCACCAGCCCCTCGTACACGACGCCATCGACCAGTCTGCCCGTTACCGACATGGTTGCGGCCGTCATTCGGTCACCTTCTTGATGGCCGACATGGTGATGTCGCGCTTGGCCTCGTTGTCCACCTCGTACTTCTCGCTCACCTCCTGGGTGAAACAGCCGAGGTAGCTGACGCGCTGGCCGGTCGTGGTGCTCGGATAGTGCGTCAGCTTGGCCGACGTGATCGATGCCCAGTCGATCTCCTCGGTCGGGTCGGTCGGCACCGGCGCGGTGATGGTCAGGCCGTATTCGCCCACGCCTTGCGTGTAGCCCGACGGCCGGCCGGTGCGGTTCATGGTCTTGACCAGCTTGCGGCCGGTCTTGTCGCTGGTCGTGTAGCTCTCGATCTCGACCTCGCGACCGTCCACCTCCAGGACGATCGCGCCGAGATACTCCTTCGGAATAGCCATCTTGGCTCCTTTTGGTTAAACCGCTGTTAGAGGATCAGGTCGAGGCGGCCGGCGAAGACATGCAGGCCGTTGACCACGTCGACCGGGATCTTGGCGTCCAGGCGGTTGGGGTCTTGCAGGTCACGTTCCACCAGCAGCCCGTCTTTCCACTGGTCGACGTTCTCGATGAGCTCCAGCTCCTCGGCTTTGTAGGACACGTCCAGCAGCTCGCTGCGCACCTTGGCCGGCGTGCGTGCCGACAGCTTCTCGCGTGGGAAGCGCAGTGCGATACGTTCGCGGTACGCCTTGCGCATGTAGAACAGCGTGCGCGGCGTGGTGATGTCGAGCATGGAGATGTCCGGCACGCCCTGCGGGTTGAGCACGTAGGTCGTGATGGCACGGACGATCTGCACGCGCTGCCCAGGGCCCACCTCCATCGGGGTGACGCCGTTGTACAGCAGGTTCTCTTGCTCGGTACGCGACAGCCACTGCGAGGCGTCCGGCACATCGATGCCGACGAGCTGCAGCGTGTTGAGCGGTCGCGCCGGGTCTTCCTCGGACGCGATCACGGCCGCATAGGCCGACGCCAGCTCGCAAGGCTGGCTGCGGGTTCCACGCATGTAGCCGCACGTCGTGAAGGCGTGATTGATCAGGCCAGCAAGCGTTGTGGCCGCACCCAGCGTACCCGTCACGCTATAGACGCCCAGCGCGTCGCGCTGCTCCAGCGGGCTGCCAACCGCATCCAGGTGCGTACGCAGCGCCGTAAGGCTGACCTGGTCATTGAGACCCGAGCACACCAGGTTGTGGCGTGCCGGGAAAATGGCGGTCAGCGCCGGCGTCAGCACCGGGTCGGCCGCGCCAGCGCTCATGGCGGTGACGGTCGGCACCAGGCCTGCCACGTTCTGCAGCACGGTGATGGCGATCTGGTTGCCCTGCGTGCCCTTGTTCTTGGCCGTGAGCGTCACAACACCGGCTGCCACCGTGGCTGTGACTGGCAGATCAGCCAGGTTACCCAGCGCCGCGTTGATGGCGGCCGCGACTACGGCAGCCGTGTCGCCCATCGAGACACCCACAACGATCGCGTCCGAATTGGCGATCTTGAGCTGGAACGAGCCGGCCGACGTGGCGGCGCCCGCCAGCGCCAACGACCCGGTGGCAGCCGTGGAGCCAGCCGCATCGTCCAGAGCGACCGCATCCAGCTGCAGATATGCATTGGCCTTGATGGCCGCACGGGCCATCAGGTGCAGCTGCGAGCCGTAGCCGAAGAAGGTGGCCGCCTGCTGGTCGCTGAACACCGACGTGAGCGTGGCCGCCTGGACGGTACCGGCAGCCAGGCGCTGGCCGATCAGCACCAGGCGCTGCTGGTTGCCCGGCAGCGTGCGCACGGCCAGCTTGGTGTTGAACTCGAAATAGTCGCCCGGCTTGCGGATCGATGCCGGGATTTGCTCAAAGCTGATATTGGCGCTTGCCATGGCGTCGCCTCCAGATTGTTAAAGCGTGGCCGGCTGGGCAACAGCGCGCACGAGCGCCATCACGCCAGTCTCGATGTCGGTCTTGCCGATCGCCGCCCAGCGCATCGGCTCGGCAGCCTTGAAGCGACGCAGCTCAATGCACTCGTCGCTCGCGCCCTGATCCCAAGGCTCATGCGTCGTCGAGAGCCGAGCGGCATGCGCCTTCGTTTCGAGGGCAGTGCTCAGGTGGCCCACCAACTGCGCTTGGAGCTGCAGCAGCTCGGCGCCCTTGGCCTTGATCTGATTCATCAGGTCGATCTCGGTCTGCGACAGATCCCGATAGCCTTTGATGTGTTTGTGCTGGTTGTCCATTGGCTTCTGCCCCGGATGGTTAAAACGTGACTGGTCAGTCGGCCGACGCCTGGCTGGCCGTGTCGGCCTTGGGCTTCGGTGCGGACGGTGCGGTGGGCGCCGGTGCAGCCTGAGTGACGGCATCCGCCGGGACCAGGTCGCCGTCCAGGAGCGCACGGTGGTAGTACGCGCTTTCAGGCACGTCCACCGGCTCCTGCTCGATGTAGTTGCGCGGCTTGTCTTCGCGCGGGAATTTGATGTTCGGTGCGGCTTTCACGAGCACGATGGATTCCTTCAGGGGTTGAGTGTCACGGTGTCGGTGGACATGACGACCGACTGGTGATTCGCGTCGACGTAGGTCATGCCCACCACCTTGAGCAGCGGCAGATCGCCGGTGGGCTTGCGCTCGATCCAGCACGTCTCGTATTCCTGCGCGAACACAGACAGCGCCTGGCCGTTGAGCGTGGTGTTGTAGAGCGTCTTCACACCACGTGGATGCAGCGGTTCGATGGGTAGGCCGAAATCCTGGCCCCAGAGCACGCCGCGTACGTCCTGCAGCAGCCGATAGGTGCCAGGCTCGACCAGGCGGCCACCCGCTGTCGTGGTGCCCTGCCGCGTCGCCTCTTCACCGCGCACGTTGCGGGCACCGACGATCACGGCGAACCGGGCAGGCACCAGGTTGCGGTCTTTCGACACGCCGTGCGGCTTGTCCTGGCTGCCGCCGAAGGTGACCCACACGCCCGGGAAGTTCCGTACGACCAGGCCGATGTCGTCATCGAACTCGCCGCCGTAGCTTCCGACGAACTTGAGGGCGTAAGGCAGCGTTGCCGCCTTGATGGCAGCGACGATGGCCTGTTCAACGGTGCCGATCATGATCCGTAGAACCGGTAGTCGGCCAGGCTGCCGTCGTCAAAGACGCGGCGGCCTGGCACGGTTTTAACACTGCCCATGCCGGACTGCCCCGGGTCGCCCAGCGCGCGGCCGAGCTGATCGACCAGCAGCACTTCGCCAGTCGCCACCCGCTCCAGCCAGCGCAGCGCATCGCGGTAGCGATCCCGCACGGGCTGGGTCTCGGTGGTCTCGGCGCCGGTCAGCCGGTACCGCGCGATCTCGCAGGCCGTGGTTTTGAGCATCGGATCGACGGCCAGCAGCGGCAGCGCGTAGCGCCGTGCCAGGTAGCCTTTGATCTCCGCTTCGGCCTCGGCCAGCTTGCTCGCGGCCAGCACGGCATCAATCACGCCCTGCACGGTGCGATCGGTGAGCGCAAGCATCTCGCGCTCACCGAATGCCAGGGTCATATCCTCGACAGTGGCGTAGGGCATGGCGACCTCTTAGGCTGCCGGCGGCGTGGTCGACTGCTCGGTGCCACTCTGCGAGGCGTCCGTCTCGCCTCCTGCGCCGCTGGTCGATTCCGAGCTGGCATCCGGTGCCGGTGCGGGCGTGGGCTTGGAAGCCAGTGCCGCCGCCGACGCAGGCTCGGGCAGATCCTTGGAGATGGCGCCGATAGCCAGCAGCTCGCGGGCATCCTTCACCCTCAGATCCACCGTCTCTCCGGCTTCCACGCGCTCGCCGTCGCCCAGCTCAAGGGGGGTCATGACCAGGTAGGTAGGCATGGCGATCCCTTACGCGACGTTTTGGAACAGGAAGCCCGACGTGATGCCCGACAGCACCGGCGCACGCTCCCAGTTCAGGCCGTAGACCCAGCTGCGCGCCGAGTTGTCACGATATGGCTGCTCGACGTTCGGGTGGCCGCGCAGCGTGTAGGTGTAGCCATACGACGGCTGTTGCATCGTGGCGCCCACCTTGGTGGCGTCTGCCAGGTTGCCCGAGCGGACCGGCACGTAAGCCAGCACGGCATCGGCGCCCCACACGTCGCTGAAGTTGCCCCGATCGTCCGCGCGCACCGCCGCCCCGACCACGACCTTTTCGACGTTGAAGTACTGCGCCAGCATGTCGGTCGTGACCGATGCCGAGCTGGTGTACTTGAACTTGTCCAGGATCTTCGGGTGGAAACGCAGCGCGGTGAAGGCGACTGCCGACAGCAACAGCGTGTTCGGATAGCGCCCGGTGCTTGCGCGAATGGCCTCGCGGGCAGCGTTGACGTTGGCGGCCGGATCGCTGCTCGGGTCGGACCACTTGGCGGCACCGACCAGCGCCATCTTGTGGTTGGCGTCGTACTTGGTTGCGTCGCGCGCCAGCGTGGCCTGCGCCACCTCAACGCCGAGCGACAGCGAGTCCTGCACGACCTTGATGTAGACCTTGGCCAGATCGATGCCCGGTACGCGCTGCGCTTCGCGCGAGACTTCGTCCGGCACCAGGGCGTCCAGCGAGTGGCCTTCCAGTGCGTACGGCACGCCCTGGTAGCCGGCGTTGATACGCGCTGCCCGTGCACCCGGCGCACGTTGACTGTCGTAGAGCTGGAAGGCTTCCTTGCCGAACTGGATCACCTTGCCGCCGGCCACTTCGACCGGCACGACGGGGAACAGCAGATTGCCCACCAGCTCTTCGTTGGTGTAGCCCTGCACGATGGTGGTCAGGATCGGATCGACAACCCGCGCCTGGCCGAGATTGAGAAGCTGCGTCATGAATGTGGCTCCTGAGTGTTAAACGGGATGAGGTGGCCGGATCAGTTCGGGATCAGGATCACTTCGACCAGGTCGCCGAGTGCGGCGGCCGACTGCGACGGCTTGAGGCGCGCCAGCGTTTTGCCGGCGTTCTGCGGTACCGCCCGGCCGGAAGCATCAGCTTCGACGGCCGAGCCGGCCGGGATGGCAGCACCGGCCACCACCACGGCGGTACCGAGCACATCGACTGCGAGCGCGTCCCCCACAGCAGCGTCGGTCTTAGCCACCCCCAGGGCATTGCCGCCGGCGGCAGCGACGCCAGCGGCGGGCGACACAAAGGTCTGGGCCGCAATGGCGGCGGCGGCTTTCACCGTAATGGTGAAGATGGCATTGGCTTGTTGACTCACGGTCTGGCCCTCCAAAGTTGTTCGGTCTGTCTACGCGGGAGCCCAGCTAGGCCGGGGGCTCCCGTTGCTCTTCCTCCGCGCTTACGGCGTCGCGCGGCAGTTCTCGCCGGGGGTGTATTTGCTAAATCGGCACCCGGTCAGTGCGCTATGCGCCCTGGTTGGAAACGATGGAAGCGGCCGTGGCGTAGTCGACACCATTGGCCTCGGAATAGGCCACCGCCTTGGCGTGCAGCGCCAGGCGCTCCGGGTCGACGTTGGCGCCCGCCGGCAGCGAGACGCCGGCGGCCGGCGGCACCGGATCGATGTTGGTAGCGGGCGCAGCCTCACCGAAGGTCACACGCACCGGCAGCCCTTCGATCAGCTTCTTGAGCAGCGCCGACGTGTCGCCCTTGACCGCACCGTCACCCTCGCCAAAGCTGGCCTCGGTGCCTTGCTGGCCGGCAGTCAGCAGCGCGACCACGGTGTTCCTCTCAGCCGGCAGCAAGCGGCCAGCCTTGACGTGCGTCTCGGCAAAGCTGATCGCATCGGCCTGGCGCGTCGCCGCCGCGCTGCGGGCCGCCTGCTCGGCGAATTCGGCCAGCTTGGCATTGACCTCGCGCAGCTCGGCCTCGGCTTTCTCTCGGGCTGCCTTCTCGGCCGCCAGCACGGCGGCCTGATCGGGTTGGCTCATGGGGTTCTCCTGAGTCGGGGTGGTGGGTTCGGAAAACGACGGCGGGATGCCGAGGCCGTCGTCCATGTCTTCGCGGCGCGTGGCTTCTTCCAGCGCGGCGATCTGGTAGTCGGGGATGACCTTGTCTGCCTCGTCCAGGCCGAAGCGACCGATGACCCAGTCGCGCATGCGGCGCCACAGGCCGGCGTTGGTCAGGCCATCCCAATCGGCAAAGTCAACGGTGACGACACCTTGGGCGCCATCGGAGAACTGCGCGCTACGCAGACCCTTAACAGCCGGCGGCTGAGCGCCAAGGAAAGCGACATGGCGCAAGTACCAGACACCCGGTTTCGGGTTGCTGGGCGAGTCCGGCGCGTAAAACGAGGCAGAGATCTTCTTGAAGCGGCCGGCTTGGCGCAGCTCAGCGAACGCCGGATCGACCTGCTGCTCTTCGGCATACAGGCCATCCGGCTGGGCTACGAGACCCTTGATCCAGCCGTAGGCCGGTAGGTTGTGCTCGGGGTGCCCCACGCAGATAGGCGCCTCGTGCACGGCGGGGTCGTACGCCGCAGCCGAGGCCGCCAGGTCGCTCTCGGTGAACGAAAGCGCCGCACCCTCCATGGAGGTGTGCGTGCCGGGCTTGAAGATGTGGAGGAGGTCTTTGCTCATGCCGCCAGTATCGAAACTGGCGGCCAATCGAATCAGCCTGAACGGGTTCGGTCAGGCTCAGCCGGGAAGCTGTGACTTGATGAGGTAGGTGGCGGCAGCTTTGATGGCGTCGAAGCCCAACGACATACCCTTGTCAGCCAGCGTCTTCTTGACCTTGCCCCAGAAGGTATCGTTGCGAATCTTGGCCAGGAACTCCTGGCCCTCCCAGGTCAGCTGGCTCGCAAAGCCGGTGCCGTACATCTTCGCCCCATCGTGGGATCGGAGCATCTTCGCTTTGATCAGGCCGGCTTCGGCCATCATTTCATAGTGGTATCCCACCATGTCAGGGGCGTAGCCGTCGAAGGCGTCAATGGGAACCCCCAGTCCAGCACCGACGGGCTGCTCTGCGAGCCTCACCAAAATGGCCCGGACCAGCTCCCAATCGCGCTCCATTGTGTTTTTCATGCTCGCCCCCGAGTCTCGAATGTGCGTTGGGGCGTTTTTAACATAGGTTTAACTGCCCTTGTCGCTCTCGGACGGGGGACGGCCGCAGCGCACCCCGAAAAAATCGCGCTACGGCCCGATTTTCAAAATCGTCAGATGAGCTGCAGCAGGTAGTTGTGGACGGCGCTCAGGATCTTGTCGTCGTCGGCCGCCGTCAGCGTCATGAAGGGGCGCGCGGGAATCTTGCTGCCCGGGTGTTTGACCACCTTGCGCATGATGCCGTTGAAAGCCAGCGCCTTCTTGTACTTGGGCCGGATCTCGTGCGCCTTGGTGGCGCCACCGAATTGGTGGATGCGCGCGTAGACGACATTGGTGCCCACGCCCGCCGTGTTGGCATCGCTAAACGGCGTCATCGAGCTGGCAAGGCGTCCGCTGTCATGCAGGATCTGGTGGCTGTTCATCTCACCGGCAATGCGGCCAGCCACCTTGAGGCTCCAGGCCCCATTCTTAAGGATGCCCTTGCCGAGCGCCAGGTGCCGACGAACACGCTCCGGTGTGGCGCGTGGCGCCTTGAGCCCAGCCCACCGAGGCCGACCGCCTTGCTGGAAGTTCTCTTCGATCGCGCGATGCATGATGCCTGCGATCTGCCTGGTGATGGGCGAATGGTCAGCTGCGACCTGTTCCAGGCGACGCGCAGCGTCATCGAGGGCGGTGGTACGGACGGTGGTCTTGAGCATGGTGGCACCTCCTAACCTATAATGGTGGCTCGCATCGCAGCCGTATATCCCGGCCTGCCACCGGATCGATGAAGGAGCTGCGGCGAGGAAGGCCCCGGACAGGCGGGGCCTTCTGCTTTATGGGCGCTTGTAACGCAGGAACCGGCCGCGCTGTGCGTCAATGTAAGCGGCCTTGGCTTCCGCGCTCTTGCCCGTCTTGGGTGGGAAGATCGTCACACCGGTCCAGCCGGCGTTGCCATATTCGAACACCGCCAGGCCCCAATCCCCTTCCGCAGTTTCCAGCTCGCGCACATAACGGCGCACCAGGCGCGTTGCGCCACCGCGAACATCCCAGTCCAGCCAGATCTCACTCGGATCGATCACGGCCTGCGCGAGCAGCTCCATGTACCGGCCACGGCCGAAGTTGTCCGCCTTCCACTGGCCGGCGCCGGTCTTGAACAGATCGGCATTGATCTGCAGCTCGTCTCCCGCGACATCCTTATAGACCACGGACTTGTCCAGGTCGGCACCGAACATGCGCAGAAACGCCTGGGCGTATGCCTGGGGCGGCTCGCCCGCCGGCAGCAGCTTGGCACCCTCGACCGTGGCCGCACGCGGCAGCGGCGGCAGTTCGGCATTGGGCACCGTCGCCGGGAAGGTGGTCGGCAGCGCGTCCAGGCGCTCGGGCGTGAACGGCTGTACCCAACTCTTCCCGACGTTGTAGCTCCAGCCGGGGTCCGGGGCGATCGTCTTGCCCGAAACTGGATCGCGGTAGCCCGTCACCTCAACGGGCGTCTGGTCGCGCCGCGAGCGGGGCAACTCGACCGCCGTCAGCCGGTCATCGCTGCTGGACTCCACCAGGTCGCCGTCTGCCATGTCCCCCGCATCGAGCGCGTCAACGCGACAGCGGCAGTTAAATCCGTTGGGCGGGTAGAACGCATCCCAGAACGGATCATCGAAGCGAAACACGCGGCCGTGCAGCAGCCGGTGCGCCGGCCGCGTGCGGCCGTCCAGGATGGCGACATACTTCCAGAACGGCCGATGGTCGACGTTGGCCATCATCGTGCGGTAGCGGCCGGCCATGTAGCTGGTCTGGACGTTCGTCTGAAAGATCGTCTGCAGGCGGCGCGGCGTCAGACCCTTGCCGGTCACTTCGCCGGTTTCCCGGTCGATCTGGGCAGACTTTCCCCACCAGCCCTTGCGTTCCAGCAGTGGCTGCAGGTTGGCCCGGAAGTCTGCGAAGGTGCTGCCGCCCTTGATGGCCTTGTCCAGCTCCGCGCGGATGTCCTGCAGCACGTCGACCTTGGTCACACCCGCGACCGTGAATGCCTTGGCATGTGCCTCTTGCCACTGGTCGCGCCAGTTCCAGGTGATAGCGTAGCCCTTGTCCTGGAAGTATTTAACCGCGTCGGCGGGCTCCAGTCCGAAGGCGTGTGCCAGGTCAACGGCGCCGCGCGTCATGCGCCCACCACCTGTTGTCGACTCGACAGCATGCCCCACAGGTCGCTCACGAAGAACGCGCGGGCCAGAATGGCTTCGAGCTGGTCGGTCTGAAGATTCGGGTACGCCTCCAGCAACGCGTCCATAGCCTCATCCGGGGTGGCCGCCTCCTGGATTGCCTTCAACGCCGGCGCCAGTAATGCCTTAAGCGTCTCGCCGGGCTCGCCTGGCAATGCCGCCACGGCGGCATCGAGCGCGGCCTGGTCGCCGAAGGTGTGCGGTTCCGCAAAGTCCGTCGAGCCATCGGCCAGTTGCCCGTTGCTGGCATCCGCAACGCGGCGCGCCGCAGGATCGTCCTCCCAGCCGTCGCCGTACACCTCTGTGACGTAGTCCAGCGTGGGCCTGAAGCCCAGCGATTGGATGCGCACGTCGCGCTCGGCACGCACCGCCAGATCCTCGGCCGGCCGCACATCGCGATTGACCGATGGGATACCTGCGCCTGGCAGGTTGTACTCGACCAGCCAGCGCACCAGGGTGCTGCGCAGCGTGTCGGTCAGGAGATCGGCGTCGGCCTGCACCAGCTCCAGGCGCACCTCGTTGTGCGTGCGCGAGGCAGCCAGGCTGCCGCCGCCCTTGATCTCGGTCGACAGCGTTTCGCCCAGCGTCGCTTTGGAGATCTCGCCGTCCATGTACTTGCACAGGCGCTCGTAGGTGTCGATCGAGCCGCTGCGCGCGGCTTCGAGCAGCTTGACGTCCATGTCGGCCGGGATGGCGATCGCCGCGTCCGTCGCAATTGCGCGCATCGAATCGACCAGGAGCGACTGATCTGCATCGCTGGTGCCGATCGGGTACTTGCCAACCGCCGTGGGGCTGCCGAACTTGTCGCAGAACGTCAGCCAGAACTGGATGCCCTGGCGCTTGAAGAAGACTGGCCAGAACAGGCGCGTACCGAGCCCCAGCCCGTAAGGGTTGCCGACCTTGCTGCCGAAACGGTGAATGGCGAACTTGCGCTCGGGCAGCGGCTCGCCCTCCAGCATGTTCTCCAGGGTAATCAGCCGCGGCCGGTAGTCCACGTCGAAGACGAATCGCTTCTGCTCCCGTGCCATCACGTCCGTCGCGCGGATCTCATTACCTTCCACATCCCACATGATCTCGCCAACCGCATAACCCTTGAGGATCGCGTCGAGCAGGTCCACGCAGATGCGATCGAACTGGATGGCCTCGATGTTGGCCTTAACGAGGTCGGCCGCCTTCCGGTCCAGGCGACTGTTGCTGGCCGGCTTGACGAACCACGGGCGCGATACCACAGCCATCTTCCGCTTCTGCAGCACGCTGTAGGCGTGGCAATCGCGCTCGATCTCGTCATAGATGCGCAAGCCGGCACCGCCGCCGCGCGAGGCCAACGTCGAGTCGTCGGCCCGCATCAGGTTCAGATAGAACGCCTGGAACGGGTCGCGCACCACGTGCGCCACCTGATGGACGATCGGCTGCTGCGGTTTGTTGGTGTCTTGTTCGCTCATTGCGTGCTCACATGCTGGTGTAGTCGGCCATGCTGCGGCGGCTGACAGCGCGGCGGCCGGCCGATGTCACGGTCATGCGCGACAACCCCGACTGAGCGGCCGTCCAGAGCATGTGGACCATGTCGGGGCCATCGTCGTGGTCCGCTTTGGGGAAGTGCTTGAACTGCTGGATCAGCGTGTGCTGGCTCAGATGCAGGCGAATCAAGCCGTTGGCCATGTGCGGCTGCAAGGATTCGATCCGCAGCACCTTGTCGGTGCCAGGCTGGATGGGCCGCGCGGGAACCGGGCACCCGCGTGCCGCGCTGCGTTTAACCAACTCGGTACGCAGGAACTCCTGGAACTGGACGGCCTCGATCAACCACACGATGCAGCGGTACTGCTCGTGCATGCTGATGATGTCTTCGATGATCCGGTCCGGTAGCCGCTTCTTGATCTGGGCCTCGACCACGTCGAGCACCCCCGTCTCGCGGTTTAACCCACCCACGCCAATGGCTGATGGGTCGCGGCTGCCACCAGCCTTGCCGAGCGACGGATCGCAGGCGCCGTAGAACACCCACTGCGACAGGCGGTTAACCCAGAACTGGATGCTGTTGGCGAACGGCGCGTCCGCACCCATCGACGGATCGTTCTGCTGCTCGCTGTCGAAAGCGTCATGACCGTCGCGTGCGCGCTTGATCATCAGCTTGTACAACGGTTGGCCAGCCGGCCACAGCACCACGGCGCCGGCGTCCATCTCCGCCTGGCGTTCCTGGTAGAAGGCCAGCGCCAGCGCCTCGCCTTCATCCTTGGTCGGGGCATTTAGCAGGGTTTCCTCCCACTGGTCCCACAGCGCCATGTTGGCCGGCCATTCCAGGATCGACTTGAAGATGCGGTGACTCCACAACGGGTGGCGCAGCTTGCGGGCCAGCACGGAGTCGTAGTGCAGGATGGTGCCGACGAAGACGACATCCATCACGTCATCGGTACTGCCCAACGACAGCACGGAACGGTCGATCCAGCGCTCCAGCTTGTCGCGCTGCTGCGGGCTTTCGACGTTCTCGTCGTTTTCCACGTCATCGAGCACGACCCAGTCGGGCCGATACGGCCCGTGCCGGCGGCCCCGGATCTTCTTGCCCGAGCCGAACGCTTCCAGCTTCACGCCGGACGGCGTGATGGCCACGCCGGCACGCCAGACCTTGCCGGCACCGCAATGGGCCGGAAAGTCATTCGCCAGGCGCGGGTTGAATTCCAGCTCAGCCTTGATCGCCTCCAGCATCTCGGCGGCCTGCTCGAAGGCGTCCATGATGAGACACGGATACCAGGCCCGGCCGGTCACCACCCGCCAGACCGTGGCGATCTGCGTGACGATGGTCGACTTCGCATTACCGCGCGGTGCGGCGATGGCTTCGCGCGCCCCAGTGCCGGCGATCTGTTCCAGCCGCTTGAACAGGTAGGAGTGCAGCTTGCTGGGTGCGTGCTTGACGTAGTGCGGGAAGTAGGTACGTGCGAAGAACTCCAGATCGTCGTGCGCGCGCTCGCGCCGCTCGATCGCCGCCGCTTCGCCGGGCTCAAAGCCCATGACCTCGGCGTCGATCTTGCGGCGCAGGTTCTCCGCCAGCGCCGCGATCTGATCCTTGAATTCCTTGTTCTTCATTTAACGTCCGCCACCAGCTTCGGCAGCTCGTTGCCGAACGGCTCCAGGATCTCCACGAAGGCGGCACCGTGCTGCGGGAACCGCTCCTGGATGAACTCGGCCAGGCCGCGCATGATGCGCATGCCGACCGCCAGGCCATTGACCTCGGGCATGAAGCGACGCAGCGCGGCCAGGCTCTTGTGGATGTTGTCCATGAGGCTGCTGAGCAGCTCGACGCGCTGCTGCGCGGGCATTTTCTCGTCGGTCTTGACCATCTCCAGCACAGCGTTGAACTGCACCAGCATCTCGGTCAGGATTTGCTGCGAGAGCTGCTCGACGCTGCCGCCGGCGAGCGTGGAGGCTGTACGCACGGCGTCCCAATCGTCGCCTTCTTCAGTCGCGCGCTCTTTCCACCGCTTGGCGGTGCGATACGGCACGTCGGCCAGACGCGCAGCTTGTTCGAGCGTAAGCCGGTCAAACACATAGTGCTTGCGCAGCAGCGCCCGGGTTTCATCGGAGTGCGCCATGCTTACATCCCGATCTTGCGCTTGAGCAGCTCCACCACCACGGCCATACCGATGCTGGCGCCGGCGCCGGCGATCGCACCGCTTACGGTGGCACTGCGTTCCAGGGCGTTCAGGCGCTTGCCATGTTCTTCCAGATCCTTGTTGGCCTGCGCCGGGTTGGCGATCTCCAGCTCGCGCACGCGACGGTCCATCTCCGCCATTTGCGCGGCGAGCCGGCTTTCCAGGTTGTTGACTGCGTCTGTGCACTGCTTGAGGTTTTCGGCCTGGGCATCGAGCTTTCCCTCGATGCGGCCCAGGATGCGGAGTTCTTCGGAGTCGAGCGGCATTTAACGGATTCCGTGTTGGCGTTTTTCGAGACGGCTGGCGCAGTCAATGCAGTGAGTGCAACCTGGAACTGCGAGGCGTCGCCCCTCCGGGATCGGCTCCTCACAGGCCAGGCATTCGGTACGGCTCTCGCGTTGCGGGCGGCGTGCCGCGCGTGCGTGGGCGATCGCGGCCTCTCGGTGTGCCTCTTCCGCCTCGGTGGCGCGATCGAAAATGTCCGCTGTCACTTGGCAGGCCCACCCGTCTTGTTGAACGCGGCGGAGAACGCGGAAGCCATGGACTCGGTCTTGCGCTCGGAGCCGCGCGAGCTGCCGAAGAAGAAGCTCACCACCTGTTGGGCGTTGGCCGCCACGTAGCCGATGATGGTGCCGACGAAACCAGCGACCATGCTCGCCGTCGTCGGGTCTTTGATGGCCACCTCGCCGGTCAGCAGGGCATACGAACCCCACAGCGCGCCGAACATGACGATGGCGAAGATTGTCAGGACGGCGATGCCGAGCCAGAAGACGCGGTCGTTCTGTGAGTTGGCGTGGCGGGCATCCTGCGTGTCGGTCAGGTAGGCTTGTTCAGTCTGCAGCGCCACCGACGCCAGCGTCTCCTGGTTTTTGAAGCCGGCTTCTGCCATGCGGGCCTGGTAGTCCTGGTCGGCCTTGCGCATGGCCAGCAACTGGTCCGGCGTTGCGCCTGCGATGGCGGTTGCCAGCACCTGCTGGCGATCGTCGGCGCTCTGGCCAGCGGTGGGCGTGATACCAAACACGCTTTCGAGCGCTGCAACGGCACCGCCCGCCAACGGGCCACCGAGGCCCGTGGCGATCATCGGGGCCAGCTTGGCGATCGCGGGCAGAACCTTGTCGAGGGCGCCCATGTCAGCAGCCTCCGTGCGCGCGTTTGTTGCGTCGACGATTGCGCGCCTTGGCTGCCAGACGCTTGCCGTGGGCAACCGTCCAGCCTTGGCGACGGATCTGTGCGATGGTGTGCTTAACCGCAAACGCCCGGAGCTGGCGCTTGCGCTTGGCGACGGATACGGCCGGCGCGGTCGGCACGGCTTTGGCCATCTCCACGTTGTCCATGGCGCCCATTGCGCAGGCGCTCAGCGTCGCCGCTGCGGCCATCAGGCCGATTCGGTTGCCGAAGCCTTTCATGCCGCCACCCCCGTACGCATCATGTCGGCCAGGCGCTTGGCGCGGCCGCCCACCTGGCCGGCCCACTTGGACGCCAGCATGCCGGCAGCGGCACCAGCGTAGTCACCGGACTTGACCTTCAGAAGGGTGATGCCAAAGCTCAGCAGGCCTCGACCCGCCTGGATGCTGCCGATACCCATGTTGAAGCACATGTTCACCAGGACACGCTGGCGAACGTCATCCAGCTCGCGCCACCAAGGCAGATTGGCATCGAGATCGGCGCAAGCGCGCTTGATGTCGTTTTGCAGCAGGTATTCGGCTTCGTCCTGGCTCAACCCGACATCGTCCAGGTTGCGGCCGACGCCGACAGTGAGTTTGCCAACCGTGTCACGGTAAGGCTTGAGGCGTAGACCCTCGTCGCGCTCCAGTTCGGCGACGAGCAGCTTGTTGTCCATGGTTCGCTCCGCAGCGGGCGCGCACCACGATGGCCAAGAAGGTCGGGGAAAGGATCAGCCCGATACGCGCACGTGGCCAGTGTGCTGATGAAGCGAAATGGTCGGCAGCCTGAATCTGTTCATGTACGACCCCATGGGCGTGCCATCATTCAGAGCGCTGCGCCGTTTCAGGCGCACGGTTCCAGTAATAGGAGAAGGTACCCATGAGAAAAATGATTGCCAGCCTGATGCTGGCATCCAGCATCATCGCCCACCCGGCCATCGCAAAGGACGTACTGTCAATCAAGGGGGAATGGACCCCGACTGAAACGCGCCTTGCGCGCGACGAGACGATGAAACGCCTGCGCACAATCGAAGCCCAGGTGGATCGTGCCCTGGCGAAAGGCGCATCTGAAGAGGTAAGCGATCGCCTCTATTGGCAAACCAGCGCTATCACGCGCGCGTGGGCTAACCAACGTACCCTTTCTGACAAGCCATGCATGATCGCTGGCAATGAACTGGTCGGAGGCATCGAAACTATTACGACGAAGCCGGCGACCTGGTCCAAGGGCGACTACGTCAAAGCGCTGGCGCGCTGCAGGAGTTCGACGTACTAGAAGAGAGAAGCCTGAGCAGGATGCGGCGAGACCGCGGGAACGGGCTTCTTGAGGATGATCCACACCGCGCGCTCGGTAATACGGTGCCGGCGCGCGATCTCTGCCGCAGAGTCACCGCGCTCAAAGTCTGCAATGATGCGGCGCCAGCGCTCCACCGTCATCATCTGCTGGCACCGTGCAATGCTGATGCGATCGCCGCCATACCGCCGAATCAGCAGATCGGTCGCCTCGGCGCCGATGACCTCGGAGATGGCCTCATAGGTCGAGCCCACCGACTGCACACCCTTCGGAACCCAGATCACCAAGCCGCCAAAGGCACGCACGAGCGCCATCGTGGCCTCGAAGCCAATCAGATCAACCAACTCCCGGATCACCGGCGGCAGCAACGCGAGCGTTTCAGGCTTTTGCATGACGTTTGGCATCGTAGGCGAGCGCGGCGACCAGCTTGCGAAGCATGGCGACGTCGCAGAACGAAACAGAGTCAACGCCGCAGATGCGGCGCACCATGCTGACGCGGCCTTCACCAGCCCGCTCCAAGTAGGGCCAATCACGGCCAGCGGCCTTGAGTTGCGCTCCCAACTTGCGCACCAACGCATCACGATCAGATGCGGCTGCGCGACGGGCCTTCGGAGCAGTCGGCCGGAAGCCGCACTTTTGCATGTGGGCCAGCACGGCCTCGGCCTCGCGCACCGTCAGATCCTTGGCCGAGCGCTTGCCGGCCACTGATTCCAGCATGGCGCGGTAAACGTCATCCTCCATCGCCAGTTGCTTCTTGGCGACGTGGATCTTGGCGAGCAGGCTGCGATCAAGCATGTCAGGCTGCCTTTGCGTCGTGCAACGGATAGCCCAACTGCACTAGGCGCACATCCTCACAGGTCTTGAGAAAATGGCGCAGCATTGGCTTGGCGGAAGACCAGGTCGGAATGTACGCGGTGATTTTCTTGTCCAGTTCAGGGATGAACTTCTTTGCGTGTCGCTTGCCGACTTCCTTGATGATTTCAGCCTGACGTTTCGGACTGAAGAGCGAACGTGACATGGGGCGGCAAAAGCGCTTGGCCTCTTCGCACTCGCCCTTGACCCAGGCGCCATCCCATTTACCGTTGACGTAGACCACCAAGCTATAGGTCAGACCCTTGCCGCGCTCCACGCGCACATCGACACGGTAGCCGTCGCACTCCAGCCGGGCCATCCCATACGGGTTGGACAGTTCGTACTCGATCTTGATGATCTCTTCGCGGGTCAGTTTTGCCACGGTTTAACCTCCTTGTTTGCTGCGGGCGCGCTCGCGCAGGGCGATCACGACAGCGGCTATGTTCATCATGGTGCCGATGCCCATCAGCACCCATCCGGCTACGTCAAGGATTGCTGTCATTGGGCTCGTCTTTATCGTCGTCGTACTGGTGAAAGCGCGCAGCGGCGATGCCGATCACGACAAGCGCTATGAGGTTCGCCAGCAACACAATTACTTCGTTTGTCATCACTCCCCCAGGAGTTCGATGGTTGGTTTGGCTGCTCATCAGTACCGGACCACCACGCCCGGCAGACGCCCGCTCGCGCGGGCGTTTCGCATGTGGCTGTTCGTCAGGCCACCGCAGCCTTCAGATCGCTGCCGGCCTTGAACTTCGGCACACGCGCTGCTGCGATCTCAACTTCCTCGCCGGTGCGCGGGTTGCGACCTACGCGCGCGGCGCGCTCGCCCACGCTGAAGGTGCCGAAGCCGACGATGGTGACTGCCCCGTCATTCACCAGGCCGGTCTTGATCCCATTCAGGACTGCGTCCACCGCTTCGGCGCAGCTCTGCTTGGTCATGCCGGTCTCAGTGGCGATGTGGGCGATCAGTTCGGACTTGTTCATGGTTCGATTTCCTTGTTGGATGGGTTCCCGGGTTAAGCCGCCCCGGCGCGGGTTAAAAAAATCAGGCAGTAGCGCTTTCCACGTTGGACTCGCGTTTGGAAGCGTCATATTTGCGGATAGCCCAAGCAATGGCGTACAGGTTCCAAATGAACCGGAACGTGTATTCCTCACAGTCCCACTCCCAGCAGTCCTCGAACAGGCGCGGAAACTCATCGTCGTGGAAGTCGTGGAGCTTGCCGAATGCGGTACTGCTGTCGCCGTCACATGCATAGTCCAACACCTCCTGCTGGATGGCATTCCAGAGTTGCTCGCGGCGCTCGTCGGTTACATCGCAGTCCGCCAAGCCGGCATCGAAATGCTCCTTAACCGTCCTTTCGAAGACTTCAGCGTCAAAACGCTTTGCTGCGCCCTTGCCGTAGCCGTCGCATGAACTTGCCTGGAGCTTTTCGCACCAGTAGCCGCTATTGATGTAGAGCCTCGAAGGGTCACCACGGTCGTCGGTACGGAAAAACTCGAACATGTCGGTCAGCCGCGAGAAGACGTAAGTGCCACAGTCGCCACGGATGCAGAGTGCTCCAGGCCATGTCAGGATTTCGAACCAGTAGGAGCTGCCCTCGGGGCTCCGAAACTTGATGTGCCGGTCGACGCCGTTTTCGCGGACGATCGTCATCTGGTGCTGCGCAACGTCTCGCTCGAATCGTTCTTGGGAGCAGGTCATGTCACACCTTCGCGATATCGAGCATCACGGCCTTGTACTCGTCGCTGCCCTCGATGCGCTCGTAGAAGCGCACATAGCTTTTCGTACCAACGACCTGGACGCTGTCACCGATGGCGGCCATTGCCTTCTGCCAGCGCTCATCCTTGATATCTAGGTTCCGCAGGGACAGGACGCGGCCGGTGTTCAGGTTGCCTTCCTTGTCGGTATCAAATGCGCGCTGGATGATCGCCTTGATCTCAGGGCGCGATCCCTCAGCCCACTCGGTCAGCAGTTCGTCGATGATGGCTTTGGCCGCTTGCAGGCGTTCGTCGAACTTCAGGTTCTCTGCACGGGAGAGCTGGACCTTGTACTTGCCATCGAAGCTGGGCAACGTCACGTTTCCCTTAACGCCCCCGAGCTTCACGTCGTACTGCTCGGCGGACATATCGACGAACGCCTCAATGTCCTGGAAGGCGCGGTGTTTGAACTGGCGCAACGCTTCCTGGTGAGTTGCCGCCATCTTGAACAGCTCCTGCACGATCTGGTCGCGCGCAAGGTCGATGGGCTTAACCAGTTCCTTCGGCACCAAGTGGCCTTGGGCGTTGGTCATGTAGTCGGTAGTGGTCTGAGTCATGTCTAGTCGTTGCTCGTAGTTTGGTGTTCGATGGTCTCCGCGCGACGGCTACCTGCCGCGCTCAACAAGGTCTTGCGGATGTCTGCTGGCATGGGGCGCTTCGCGTCTGCCACCGTGACTGCCTGTTGACGCTCAGGCGCGGTGCCGGCCCCTGCATGGCCAGCACGCTGCGCCTCGGTCCTGCGCTCGGCCGAAGCGGCGGACTTGCTGGCCAGCCCGACAACCACCGTCTGCAGGTAGCCGTGCGATTTGAGCGGCAGCTTCAGCGCGCCGGCGTCGCGGCGGCCGGCCATTTCCTCGAACGCCTGGCGCCAGTAGTCGAGCGGTGCCGCATGGGTGACGCCGTGCGTGTCGCGGACAGTGCCTTCGTGGATCAGCGGCACCAGCTCGCGCAGGATTGCCGCCACCCGATCTCGCCGCATCTCAGTCTTGACCGGTGCGAACATGCCGACGTACCCGAGCAGCGGCCGAAGCAGCCTTCCGCCCTCGGGATGCGCGTCGCACAAGTGCTTGACCGCTTCGTTGATGCCGTCGTGAGCGAAGACCACTTCGGCAGACATCGAGCAGCGGCACACCGGGCACGAAAACGTCGGCAGCGGCATCAGGCAACCCCCGCCGCCTTCATGACCTGGTCGACATTGATGCGGTCCAGGTAGGCGATCAGTTGCTGCGTGCCGTCGACGGACAGTTGGATGGCCTTGCGGCCGTCGCTGATCGTCAGATCGCCGCGAGACGACAAGGCGAAGCTGCATGCGGTGGTGCCTTCGGGCTGGCGTTTCCCAACCGCCTTAACCACGCGCTGGCGCGGATTCAGCGTGAGATCCGGCGGGTTGTCCGGGTTGATGCGGTACGAATTGACCGCATTGCCGCCCTGTTCGGGCTGCACCTTTTGGGCCAGCACTTCCCCACGGTCCAACTCCCCGGCGATATAGGCCTGCGGATTGGAGATCTGCAGCTCGTCCACGATCTCGGGCGTACGAATGCCTGGGCGCTTCTGGATCAGTTCGATGATCTGCACGCGGTTGCTCTTGATTTCGCTCATGGCGTCGGTTCCTTCAGGTAGTCAGGCGCGCGCGGCTTTGAGCCTGACCTTGCGCCGGGTTGGTGATCTGGCCTGCGTTAAAGGCCAGGAGAGCCACCACGAGCGTCCAGATCAGGAGGCCCAGGCGGGTGTGCAGAAACTCGCGGATGGTCATGCGCTTGCGCATCACAGCCCCCCATCCAGTTGTGCCAGGCGTGCCAGCAGCTTCTCTTCGTTCACGCGGTAGAGCAGCTCCAGCGCCGACTGGTTACGCTCGGCCGACATCAGCTCCTCACGCAGCCAGTCGACCTCGCGGTTGCCACGCTCCAGATCCTTGGCCTGACGGCGCAACTTGCGCTGAATGGCCATGCGTTCACGCATCAGCGCCCATTCGGCGACCAGGCGTTTTGCTGCGGCGGAGATCTCGCCGCGAATACGGGCGAGGCCAGTGCGCAGTTCGGCAGCGACCAGGTTGTCGAACTGCGGACCTTTGGTGACGACCAGGCTGCCGTGCAGCACCGGGGGAACAGCTTGTCGAACGGGCTTCATTGCGAAGGCTCCTTAACGGTTAAATCGATTTGCGGGCCGCCCACGACAGGCAGCGGCAGGGTCTTGGTGTCCAGGATGGCCATCGGCACGTCAGCCGGGTCTTGCGTCTTGCGGGGCGACGGCTTGAACGCACACTGCTGGCACGCCTTCCATTGGTTCAACTTGCGTGGGTTGTGCGTCGGAGCTGCACCGAGGGCTGTCTCGCGGCAGTGCTCGATGTCGACTTGTTGGCACGTTGCTGGGCAGGTGATCCGCTCGAACGTCTGGCGATAAAGGCGCTCAATACGGTCGGTCTTCGCGCGCCCCGCGCCGTACTCACCGAGCCCACGCAGCAGTACGGTCAAGGTCGAGCGAGCGATGCCCATGCGAAGCGCCACTGCGCTTTGCGTGGATGCATCCACCTCACGGCGCAGCCCTTGAAACCACCCGGTCTGCATGTACGGCGGCGTGTTAGAGGGCATTCGTGAATGCCTCCACGTCGACGTGCACCACGCGGTTCTCGTTGGGGTCGTACACCGTGCGTGTGCGCTGGACCATCGGCGCGCGCGGGCCGGTGTAGCGAGCGGCGATCAGCACGTACTTGGCACCCGAGGGTGTCTTGCCGCGCTTCTCCTTCTCCACCAGCTTCAGGTAGCCCGCGCGGTACAGCGCGGAGATGTACGATTTGGCGGTTTCTTCCTTGATCGGATGTGCCTTCGTGCTGGCGAAGGCCACCAGTTCGCGGAACGTGAACGGCGTGCGCTCGAACATGCGATGCATCGTTCGCCACATGGACTCCGTGCCGGTGCCCTGGACCACGATGTCGCCTTCCTTGTTGACGCGCGGGGCCTCAACGCCGTTATCCCGGACGAGACGGTAAGTCAGGCGCGGCTGGATGCCGCCCTTGTTCACCTTCTCCTCCGCGATAACCTCGATGAGTTCGGCCTTGAGCAACGCGGCAACATAGTCGGAGATCATGCTTTCCTTGCCGTTGCAGTAGTCCGCGAGCTGCTCGCGCGTGAACGCCTTTCGGTGCGTGCGAATCGCTTCCCAGATGTGCTGGCGCGGGGACTTCCCACCTTTCTGTTCGAGCTGGGCGGGCTTACGCGGCATGGCCACCCCCATGGGCGAGGATGTCGCGTGCGGCCTGCATCTGGCGGATCACAGCATCGACGTCAGCGCCCTTGAGCGGCATAACGACGGTCACGCGTTGGTGCTTGCGCGTGCCTACCAGTTCGATGCGCAGCTCGGCCGAGTCGGTATCGGGCTGGGCAGTCACCTGGATGACGCCACGCGCCTTCAGTTCCGGTGCGTCTTCGCGACCGATGCGGTAGCGGCAATCCTCAAAGGTCGAGAGGGTTACGGTGCCGGCGTTCATCACGACCTCCGTTCCGGCGAGCGGCCGGTGTACACGGTCGTTTCGGCCAGGTGGCGCATCGTGATGCGGTCCAGGCCATGCGTGTTGCTGTAGTCCAGCAGTTGCGTGAGGTTGACGCAGACACGACGCACGGACCCTTGGGCGATGCCGACCAGGTACTGCAGGACATCGGCGTCGAACTCCAGTGTTGACGCATAGATCGGCGCCAGCTTCATGGCGTCTTCCAGCGTCACAGCCTGCGCAGGCGCCCAGGTCAACACACGCGAGTGGAATCGCTCCCAGCGCTCCAGCTTCTTCGGCAGCAGCTCTTCGCCCACCAACAGCAGCGACCCCTGCGATGCCTCGTAGATGTCGCGCGTCAGCTCAATGAGCGTGCCGTTCTTGTCCTTGGCCGCGTAGTCGAACTCATCCAGGATCAGTGTGCGGTGCGACGTGCTCAACTGCTCGGCCACCATATCCAGCAGGCGCGCCGTAGTCGTCGGTTCGTGGCGGATGCCCATCTCTGCCAGAATCTTCTCCAGCAGCGTCTTGGACCGCCAGGCGCTGCGCATCTGCACGTAGTAGGCGCGCGTCTCGTTCGCGAGCGTGTTGGACGCGAAGGTCTTGCCCCAGCCGGCTGGCCCGTACAGGACAGCGATGCCCGGCAGGCCGTTGCTGCGAGCGTCCAGGCGCTCCAGGGTGGCGCTGACCATGTCCAGCGTTGCGATGTGCGCCACACTGTCCACTGCCATTGCTGGTTTGCGTGAGTTGGTGTTCTTGGTCATAATGATTCGGCTTGGTTTAGCGAGCGGCATTCAGCGCTGACACGCTGCTGCCACCAGACGCCGCCAGGGGTTGAGCCTCCTGGTGGCGTTTTTTCATGGCGCGGTACTCGGGGGAATCCGGGTAACGGCCGAAGAAAAGCTGCTGTTGGCGATCCTCGATAGAGCCTCCGTTCTTGACGAGTTCTTCCAAATCCATCCAGCGGCGGAATCGCTGCTGGGGCGTTTCTTTCATGGCGTGCACGTTGGTCTGTTCGGGTTGGGGCTGTGCCTGGCGCTTGTCCAGGATCTGCTGCAGGTCGGCCGGGATGGCACTGGCGACCGGCTTGCCAGCAATGGAGCGATGGGCGTGGCCGGCGGCGTCCAGCGCCGGCGTGCTGTAGGCCACGGCCGGCTGCGGCAACGTGGCCAGCTTCCCGGCTGCCTCGGCCTTCGCGCGCAGGTGTGACTGGATCAGTTGATCGGGGTCCAGCTTCGGCACCTTGGCGGCCTTCCGCTGAGCCTTAACGTTCTCGCGCTGCACGACCTTGGCGTGCGCCGCGATTTCCGTACGCGACACGCCAGTGCGCTCGGGGCAGACCGCGACGCAGATGAACTGGTTGGTTTCGGCCTGGAAGACCGCGATCTGGCCGTAGTCGGGCAACTGCCGCGTAAGCACATCCTGGCCGACATACAGGGCCAGCTCCGCAGCGATGAACCCGGCACCTTCGATCGTCAGGCCCTTCTTGGTGACCGTGTATCGGCCCTTGCCAGCCGGCTGTGCCAGTAGAATGTCCAGCGCGCGTTCGTTCTGGATGCGACGCACCTCACCCCGGTATGCGCTGGCCACCTCGAACGGCGTGCGCTCATTCAGGCCGCCGTGCGCGCGGTGCTCATACGTGCCCACGATCCAGTCGTTGAACAGCGCCTGCAGCTTTTGCCCGGACATGGCGACCGTGACCGTCTCGTCTTTCTTGAACAGCCGCTCGGCAAAGGTGCGCCGTGCCTCGATGGCGCTGCGCTCGGCCACGTTGTGCCCCACAAAAGCGTCCAGCGCCTCCAGGTTGGAGTGCAGCAGCGTCTGAATGCCACGCTCGACGTGCGGCTTCTCCCAAGGGCTGAACGGTGCCGTGGTGTGGTGTTCGATGCCGAGCTGGCGCAGCGTTTCCTGGAAGTCGCGCGACTGGTAGTCCTGGCCGTTGTCGGTGACGATCTCTTCCGGCACGCCCCAGGCCAGCAGCGCCAGGCGCAGCGCGAGCTTGTGCGTCTCGGTCTTGGGTGTCGGCGACAGCACGAACAGCATGCGGCGCGAATACACGTCGACCACGGCCGATGCCGAGTAGCGGCGCTGGCTGCCGTCGTCGTCAGTCAGCATCCAATCTGCCGGCGTCGCATCCATTTCCCAGCGCTGGTTAAGGCTCACCACGTCGGCCGACGCATCGCCAAACGCGACCATGTACTTGTTCTTCCACTGGTCGGGGTTGGTCGCTGCCGTCAGCAGCTCGGCGTTCTTTTCCTTCCAGGCCTTCAGAAACCGATGCGCCTGGTGGTACGTTGGCACGTTAAACAGGTGCTCGCCGGTCGAACGGTCGATGGCAGCCTCTGCGACCAGGTCCAGCAGGTTCTGCACGCCCAGGTGCGGTCGCTGGATCAGCAGCGCAATCGTGGTCTTTTCCAGCGCTGGCTGCGTCGTGAAGACGTTCACGTCCTTGCGCAGCTTGCCGTCCTTGTGGTCGATCAGGCCGGCCATGCCATCGCGCTCAAAATCGAGCACCCAACGGCGCATCGACCGTGGCGACACTTCCGGCAGCCTTGTGCGCACTGAAGCATCAACCGTGACCTGGCCTGCGTTGTATGCCTCTGCGAAGGCGTCCCAGCTCGCACTGCGTGTCATGGGCTGAACGGCCGCAAACCAGGTTTCCCAGGCGCGCACCACGCCAAACCGAGCATCCAACCGGCTTTTGACGCCTGCCGGCATGTCGACCACCAGCGCCTGCAGGTTTGCCTCGCCACGCGTGCGCTTGCTCGCGGCCGTAGCGTCGGCCCTGGCCCGAATGCGCGTTAGCGCGACATCCACGGCGCTGGCTGCACTCGCGCGCTCGTTCAGCACGGTTTGGCGCTCGACGGCCGTGCGCACCACTGCGGGCAGCGTTGCCGTGTCAAACACCATCTTGTAGCCGCCACGCACGGGGGTCTTCTCGCAGACCCAGCCGTTGCGTGATGCACGCAGTTCCACCGCGCGCTTTCCCACGCCCAGGGCGGCGGCGATCACATCCAGACCGACCTTCATTGCTTGCCTCGACCGGTCTTGCGCTCTGACAACATCCGATCCAGCATTTCCTCGGGGATGTTCTTGCGCAGCGTATCCAGGCGCTGCTTGAGCATGCGTTCCTGCATGGTTAAGACACCCAGCTCGGCCATGCAGGCCTCCTCACCTCGGTAGACCTTGCAGCCGCAGGCTGCAGCGATGCGTTCGAGGATGCGCAGGTCGCCCGTCGCCACGATCAGCGCCGGAATGGCGTCTGCAGGGAACCGCTTATCGGCGCTGGGCGCGCAATACTGGTCCAGCATGTTCTTGGACATGTCGTGGCTGGATAGACGCGAGATCTGCGCGGCCACGTCGTGACGGTCCATACCGGCCATAGATGCACTGGCCAGGGTGTCAGCCAGGGCTTCGCGGATGGTTAAACCCATGTCCAGAGCACCGGGTTCCGGCTTCGGAGCCGGCGGCACGTCGAACATGTCGAGTTCAAGCTGGCCGTTGGTCTTGGCTTGGTTCACGCGTCGTTTCATTGGCAGCACCTTTGACTTGACGCGGTCAAGCCGCAGCAACGTTTTCAACGTTGCCTGCGTGAGACCGACTGATAGACTTACGGCTAGACCAACGCCCAATGCCGCGCTGGTTCCGGCCACTCCGGGGGTTGCCGTGCTCGTCGTAGCGCGTCGGCCAAATCGAGGCCGGTGCCACGCCGATCGCCGAAGCGATGATTTGTTCGGCGGCAGGCCAAGGTGCGCAAAGTGCGCCCTTGAGCGACGTCGGGGCGTAGCCGTTCTGGAGGCTCAACTGGCGCAGCGATACGCCGGCCTTCTCCAAAGCGCTTTTGATGTCAGCCCGATGCCAGTCCTGCACGACTGGTTTTTTCGGTGTGTTTAACTTGCTCATGGGCCGAAACATAGCACGCATTTTCGTACCTTCGCAAGTGAATGTGCGTGTTCGCACTTCCGCGTTGGCGTGCTACGAGACCCGCAATTGCGTATGCCATTGATTACTAAAGAGAATTCACCGAAGTGCGAACAGCAAAGAAAAGTGCGAACAATGTGTTCGCACTTCGGGGAGGGCGCATGACCGTGGAAGCCGACGAAAGTGCGAACACAATCACCGTCGAGGTTGGTGAGAGATTGCGTGCCTACCGCCAGCACCTCGGGTGGGCACAAGAGAAGCTAGGCTTGGCGGTCGGTGGTACGAAACGTGGCGTTCAGGACAACGAACTAGGCCGCGTTATGCCGGGCGCCCGCGCACTGCGGGGCCTTGCACTGCTTGGGCTTAACGTCAATTGGCTGCTGACCGGCGATGGCCCAATGCTCATGAAAGACTTGGTGGCCGGCGCTCAAGGGCCTGCCAGTCCGCTGGACGAGGAAACGCTTGAGTACGTCATCGAGGCGCTGGAGCAGCGCATCGCTGCGGCGGGCAAGAAGCCGGACGCAAAAAAGAAGGCAGAGGCGGTCGTCGCCCTCTACGACTACGTTGTAGATACAGGCCACAAAGGCGACGCCAAGATGGAGCGCATCCTCCGTCTAGTCGCCTAATCTGTCGGTCGGCGGCTTGAAGCCTGCCTAAGCACGCACTCCCCACCCGTGTAGGTATTTACCCCTGATACCCCCGTCGGTACCCTTGGTGTCGTGGGGTTTCCATGGTAAAGGCCGGGTGGATTGCCCCGCACGTTAGACCGGCCGGGGAGATTGCAGGTGGTAGTCAATGAAAAGAAGCGCCGTGTCACAGGCGCCCTTGCCGGCTTGCTCGGCGAGCCAGACGAAACAGTAAAACAAGCAAGCCGCCCAACGTGGCGGCCACGTGCGCCACAACTCACGGTGCATGTTGGTGGCGACGTCGTCATCGGCAATGTGTACAACGCCGCAAACGTTCCCCAGGAGCCATGGGGCGCTCCGGGTCGGGCGCTCGTGGATACCTGCGAAAAGCGAAGGCTGCTGGAACTGCGCGACCACATAGCAGGTGTCTCTCGGCACCTGGTGGGACAT